TCCCCATGCTGCTGAATTTCTCCAGCAGATGCCAACCCCCTCGAAAGAACGTATGAGTGGATCTAAGATCCTTCATACGCTCCAGCCAAGGGGTGTCGTGTAGCAGAACCTCGACCAGGTTCTTACACAGGGAATCGCTTGCGTTGGACAGATCAATGGTGGCCAAAGAACCATCAATGGAAGCAAGCCTGGCCATTTCGATATGGATAGGCTTAGCAACATTGAGATTCCAGCCAACCCGCCGGGTAAGTGCTGAACGGATGGCACTACCGATGGCCTTCTGAAAATACAAATTCAGAGAGCACTCGATAGCGATTCCCCGGTCAGTTTTAGCCGTTTTCGGCACAGATGTGAATCTATTGCCGCGGGACACACTGATACAGTCTAAAGGAGAGACCGATTTTCGTTCAGCCCTTTTAACTAGGGCTTCACTCCAACCAGTGCCGGCGATGTTCATTAGATAGAACACCGCGCCTTTAGTCGTCGTTAACACATCGTCATACTTATCCGCAGCTGTTGGATTAGCAACAGAACTCGAGAAGGTCGTGCCAGGCCCATGCTGAGCGAGTTCTACGATCGTTTTCCGAGGACGATAACCAAGTTTTAAGGCTTGGGCTCGTTCCTCGGGGTCGTAGACATCCTCTGGACATGGTCCCAGCCAATTTAAGAGAATCTTCCTAGCCCTGCGAAGGAATTTCGCAGGCGCACTATCCATTTCTGGATGTACGATAAAGGGAGATAACCTTTCATTGGCCTGGTAACACGACGCCTCCCCGTCGCGCCAGCTCTGCTCACAAGCGTCGAGTCTGTCCTGGGAAGAAAACCCGCTCACGCAGGGGTTCTTTTTCAGGAAACAGACAGCAGCGTTTGCCTTAGCATAACTGAACTCGTCGGGAAAGTGAACAGGCTCCACCGAAAAGGTAAGAACCTCAGCCCACTGACCCGCACGCCCCAAAAGGGTTAGTGCGAGACTAGTGGGACAGTCGAGTTGCTCCCAATACTGGAAAGCAGTATCTTCCAAAATGGAAAGAGACATGTGTGACTCCGGAAGAGAATTGGTGACTCGGAAGCTCGATTAAGAGCTAGCCGCGTAACCCGTTTCGGTAATCTGCTTGATCAACGTCTGATTGACGAGGTTCAAGAACTGACGTGCCGATTCGCTCTGCTCGCTGCCAGGAATGGCATTGGGCTGAGTCATCTCTAAACGCGCGAAGAACTGATCCTTGGCTTCGTATTTCGAAGTCACGGTGTTCTGCGTGGAATACGGACGGGTGTACGTAACCACAATGCGACGAGCCGTGCGCTGACTGTTGTCAGCGGTTTTCACGTTCAACATCGCACGGTGGCCAACGGGCATCCCCGCCGCCGCGCCGGTGTCTTGTCGCCAAACATCTTCTGAACCGTCGCCCCGAAGGGCATCGTAGACGATGTTCGTGGTCTCATCCGCCTTCTTGACGGTGAGAGAGGCCAGGGTAGGCATAGGTTGGACTTTCTAATCCCATTACAGGATCGGGTTTAACGCCCGAGCACACTCAGCACCAAAGCAATAGCTTGTAAGCCACGCTCAACGCTGAAGCCTCGGAATGGCTTCACTTGGAGGATAGGGCCGGGAAGCCCCATCTCTCTATTGCACGTCACGTCTTCTTTGTCCTTGGACGTAGTGAACCCTTCGTTAGTGCCAACTGAATAGCTGGCATTTTGGCGATAGAAGTACACATATTGTCCGCGGGTGAACTCCGTGTAGTGGAGGTCGTGAAGTTCGACCCCATAAAAGTCAGTCAAAGAACTGACTACTTGTTCCACGTTGACGAACCAATCAACGACAAAGGAGAAAGGGATAAGCTTCCATGGCAAAGCGAGGTCAAAGAGACCAAGCTGGTTCGCCAGGAAGATATTCGGGTTTGACACACGAACACGCGCCCGACAAGTAATTGTCAGGGTTGCGTCGTACATCTCACGCTGATAGTAAGTATATTTGGGATTGCTCCCAAATGCACCACCTATTGCGGTCACTTTCGTGAGTCGCTCGCTCGCCCGCCCTCGGATCGGTTGCCAATAGTGATCAGTGTCGGTTAGTGTTGAAACAGACGACTGGATATCAGAGATAAGAGGCCGAAGCCCGTACTCGTATTCCAAGAAGTTTTGCGACAACGCCTTCCGATGACTGACCCCACTGGGTTCCGGTGTCCGAAGGATCCGCGCTGCATCGCCGAAACGCCTTTGGCGTAACGCTCCGACGAAGTGGCCTAGTTGCACTGCTCTCCCCACGAACATGCGCCTCGCGGCGCCTATCTGCGCGATATTCTCAGCCCAGCCACTAGTTTCGCCCAGCTTAGCCTTAAGCTTCGCATAGGCGGAATTGTAGCAAAAGTTGCGAATATTAACGTAGTTCGGAATCATCGAGACACTCCAATTGGCTTCCTTTTGAGGGATACCAATTATCACGGAGCCATCCGTGAACCAAGAAAGTGTCTTAGTTGTTCCGTAATACCGATAAAAATGGTATTCAAGGGGACGGTCGATTGGCATTTTCTGACGATATCCTTGCTGACGCAGTCAGCAAAGGGTTCCGTCGGATAGCGCGTAAAAGGACCAGTGACAGGTGCAACCATTTCTAACTTCCCGCTGGGTGTTTCACCCAGAGTTAGGACTCAATTTTCTCAAAGTCAGCAAGAGCTGTGAAAAGGAGTTCACGGTACCGAAGTACCTCCTTCTCATTCTTGTGACCTTGTTCATAGTACGCGCATTCGCGCCAGAAGCGATCCCACGCACGAGAGACCAGGAAAGCGAGATCAAGATCTCGCCCAACTGCGCACTCGAGCGCGTTAGTCGCATTCATGAGGC